ACCCCAGGTGCAGGCAAGTCATCAATTGCATTAGCAATTGCAGCCAAAACTAAACTGCCAACTCTTTACTTTAGTGCAGATACTAATGCACATACAATGGCAATGAGATTGATTGCTATGACTGGTAACATCAGTCAGCAACAGGCAGAACAACTAATCAAACGTCAGCCAGAAAAAGCAAAAGAAGTATTAGCCAATGGTAATCATTTGTTTTGGTGCTTTGAATCCAGCCCAACACTAAAAGATTTAGATGAAGAAGTATCAGCATTTGAAACCATATGGGGCAAGAGTCCAGCACTTATAGTTGTAGATAATCTTATGGACATAGCAATGGATGGACATGATGAGTTTGGTGGTATGCGTGCAGCCATGAAAGAACTTAAGTATCTAGCCAGAGATACAAACGCAGCATTACTTGTATTACACCATACTAAAGAAGGATATGAAGGCAGTCCATGTCAGCCAAGGTCGTCAATCCAAGGGCTAGTCAATCAGATACCAGCAATGGTATTAACTATTGGTCAGATGAAACAAGCAGATATGAATTACCTATGCGTTGCAGCAGTTAAGAATCGCTATGGTAAGGCTGACCAGACAGGTAATAGTTATGTTACTCTTGCATTCAACCCAGAATCTATGTATCTAGATGATGTTATGATTCGTTATATGCCACAACAACAGGAGTTTGAATGAGCAATCCACGCAAAGCAAAGGGTTCCAGCGCAGAAAGAGATGTAGTTAATTGGTTAAAAAAATGGTACCCATATGTAGAGCGTAGAATTGCAGGTGCACACCTAGATAAAGGAGATATAGCAGGAGTTAATGGTGTAGTTATAGAAGTAAAGAACCACAAAAAGTTAGACCTATCCGCATGGGTAAAAGAACTAGAAGTAGAAATTAAAAATGATAAAGCATGGACAGGTGTAGTTATACACAAACGAATAGGTAAAGGAGATGTAGGAGAATGGTATGCAACAATGCCAGCAAAAATATGGATAGAATTAATTAGGAAGATTAATGGACAAACATGATGTATCTGCCTACTTAGCACACGTAGGCGCCACCCTGCCAGCAGTCGGGCATGGTTGGCGCAAGATGAAGTGCCCATTCCACGGAGATAAACACGCATCATCAGCCGTAAACTATGAACAAAATAGATTCAAATGTTTTGGTTGTGAAGCACAAGGTGATGTATATGATTTAATAATGTATAAAGAAGGAGGTAATTATATTGAGGCTATCAAATTCGCAGAGAGCATATCTCTTGCAGGCAACAGACCAGTACGCAAAGGACCTACATCTAGCAACAGAATATCTTTCAACTCGGCATCTATCGGTAGAAGAGGGCAGAAGTTTTAGCCTAGGTGTAGTAGCAAACCCATTGCCAGGTCATGAGGTATATAAAAACAGATTAGCAATCCCTTATATAACACCATCAGGTGTAGTTGATATCAGGTTTAGAAGCATGAACAATCACGAAGACCCTAAGTATATGGGTGTACCTGGGGCTAAGACTACAATGTTTAATGCACAGATAGTATTAACAGCAGGTAGTTATGTATGTGTAACTGAAGGTGAGTTAGATACAGTAGTGCTATCAGTTAAAACAGGTCATCCATCAGTTGGTATACCTGGAGTTAATAACTGGCGACCATACTATGCAAAGATACTAGATGATTTTGAAACAGTAATCGTATTAGCAGATGGTGACAACGCAGGCTTAGAGTTTGGTAAAAGACTAAGTAGAGAACTACATAATGTTAATCTATTGCAAATGCCAGAAGGACACGATGTTAACAGTATCATTGTGCAAGAAGGAAAGGAATGGATAGATGAGCGAATTCGAAAATGCTTGGGCAACTGACGAAGACTTCTGGGATTTTGTTGGAGACAATAGAAAGTTAGTTGGTATCGCAATATCAAATGGTCAAGGATTAGATATTCTTAATGCACTTAAAGATATATACACAACAATAGAAGAAGAACCAGAGAGTGCTATGCGTATGCTTACATTACTAGGTACAGTTATATATGCCAGCAGCATAGGCGAAGGTAAGCAATTTACAGATGAGATACAAGTAGTATCAGCAATGGAACAATTTGATAACAGTATGAAGGAGATGTTAGATGAAGAATCCAAATGATGTTGATGTAATCCTCAACGAATTGCGTAGTATTATGATGAAGAAGCAAGAAGATTACGGACCCCTGAATATCGCCCTTGCCCCTGGCGGTGCGATGAATGGGCTGAGGGTTAGAATGTATGACAAACTGGCTAGGCTAAATAACATGGCTGGTAAGGACGCCACGCCCAATTTTGAATCAATAGAAGATACCCTTATAGACCTGGCTAACTATGCGATAATAGGACTATTGGTACAAAGAGGACAATGGGAAGGCATTAACTAACGAATGAATCAAGAGTGGGTACAAGAGTATGATTTGCTTGTGTCTACGCTTGGCATGGAGTATTCCAGAAAATATTCTATAGTTGAACCTTCAGATATAAAACAGATTTTATGGATGTGGTTTGTTACCCATCCAAATAAATATACAGAGTGGTCTAAGTTGCCACCTAAAGATAAAGAAAAACTAATTGCAAAGTCATTGCGTAATGCTGCTCTTAAATATTGTGAGCAAGAGAAAGCCCGTAAGTTTGGTTACGATATGGTTGACCTTTACTACTACGACCCATCAGTTATTGAAGCATTTTTGCCATCTATCCTGGCAGATAGTTATGAGATACCTAGTAAAATACAAGACCTTAACTTTAAGTTTGGTAAATCAGGAGAAGTAACAGACGGAAACAATTGGTTAGTTCTCAGGTCAGATATTGAAAAAGCATTCAACAAGTTAGCAGAGGCTAAACAAAATATTTTAAGACTAAGATTTACAACGGACAACTATGAGTGGAATGACTTAGCCAAAGAATTAAACATATCCGCTGATGGTGCACGTATGAGAGTTAGCCGTGCAATTAACTCTTTGATTAGAGTACTGGGTGGATGGCGTACTTACAACGATACAGATAACTTAGAGGCTAAAGATGAAGAAGAAGAAGATGACACAAGAGCCTAAAGAAATAAAAGATTTATTTAAAAAAGATTACAGCAATGCTATGGACCTACGTGGTAATCCAATAGGAGATATTTGTGTATGTGGTTCACAATTATTTACAGCAATAGTAGCATTTGAATCTGGTGAGATAGCATTTTACTTTTTAGATGGTGAGTGTGTAGACTGTGGCTCATTGGTAACACTACCAACACCAATAGATGATATAGGAATGGATTGTATGTAATGCCTTACTATGATTTTGAGTGCAAGATATGTACTAAAATACAAGAAACAAATGATTCTGCTGCACCATTCTGCCCCTCTTGCGGAAATCTTATGACTCGTATATGGTCCTCTACACCAGTACATTTTAAGGGAAGTGGTTTCTACTCAACGGGAGGATAAAAGTTTTGATTGACTATCCAGTATGGAAAGATGTACCAGCATGCACTGGTATTGATGTAGAAATATTCTTCACTGAGGAAAAGGGTAACTATCCCAACCTTGATTATATTAAAAAATTATGCAATACTTGTCCAGTACAAATCCAATGTTTTAACTATGCAATTGAAAATTTAGTTGAAGGAATTTGGGGTGCCACTACCAAGAAAGAAAGGGATAAGTATAGAAGTAAGCGTGGGATAATTGGTAAAACAGTTGTTCCTGCTTCTGTATTTAATAATGCTTACTAAAATAAAAACAATATATTCTTTAACACCACAAGAAGAAGCCACTGCAGTTGAGGTTGGATATCAAAGGCAAAAGCCATACCTTGGTGACCCTACTCGTAATGTAAATTATTCAGAGGGAGACCTTTGGGAATTATGGCAACATGCTGTTGCTGCTGGTAGTGAATTAGCATTTGCTAGAATGATTGGCAATACAACCTTTGTTCCTCATTTTAATAAATGGAAAAACGAATTAGATATTCCTGGCCTTGGCGAAGTTCGTTATACATTTAATGACCAACCAAAATTAAGATATACAAATAGAGATAATGATTCTCTTGTATATATATTAATGGCTGATGGTATGCGTCATAAAACTAGACGTACGGCACCTGATTGGTTAGGAGTTCCATATAAAGCAATTGGTTGGCTATATGGCAGTCAATGTAAAGTAGATATATTTAAATATAATGAAAAATCTTGGTATGTTCCCGCAACATATCTCTCATCAATGGATACATTACCCTTGGAGCAATATGTCAAAACTATCTGACTTTGATTTAGACTTATCAGTTGGGCATGAGGGAGAATCTTTAGTCAATCAACTACTTACCAAGGGCAAAACTATTGAAGTTAAGACAGACCTTAAATGGAGAAATACGAGTAACTTATATATAGAAACTGTATGCTGGTCACATAATAATGAAGAGTGGTATCCGTCTGGTATATCTGTAAGCAAGGCTGCATACTGGGCATTTGTATTAGAAGGAAGCGTGTTGATAGTACCTATAGAACATCTTAAACATGCAGTTACTTTATATGGACACCCAATTACATGTAACATACCACCCAATCCGTCAAAGGGTTATCTGATACGACCAGATAAAATCCTGCAAGTAATACAAGAGTTGGCTAAGTAGAAGGGGACTGCTTAGAAAACAAAAAAGACCCCCCAACCAGATAAAACTGGAAGGGGGGTTTTGTTTTGCTATTACTACTTAGTAAGCCCAAACTCTGGTGCTGACTTGTCTAATGCTTTTAATATAGGACCAACTAAACCTGCAACAAATGCTGCTGCTAATACTTTAGGGTCACGTTGTCCTGCTGTATACAATGCAACTGCTGCGGCAGCAGCGGCACGTAGGTAGGACATAGCGTTTGCTTTTGCTTTATCTTTGTCTATCATGATTCTCCTTATAGGAACTTAACTAATTCAGCCCAAGTCTTTGGACCGATGATGCCATTGGAATCAATCACATCGTGATTGTCTTGGAACTTAATCACGGCAACCTTGGTCTTGGGACCATAGATTCCATCAGCAACTAAAGCAAGGGCTTTTTGTACAATCTTTACGCCATTGCTTCTATCCCCAGGTTTAATAGTCCCAGGAAATTCTGGTGTATCTGATACTGGTACAGTAACATTAACTTCATTGCCTACATAGTTAGGGCGACCAAAGCCAACAATAGATACCATTACCTTTTTCTTATTAGCAATATATCCACGAGTCTTAACCGCTACCTCACCACCATTACGCTGGTCTCCTTTAGGATTACCAGCAGTATTACCCTCGATACAAGTAACAGTTCCATCTCCGTTGTTTTCAATTACAATACCAACGTGAGAGATTCTATCTACGTTATCTCCAGGGAAATCAAAGAAAGCAATATCGCCAGGTACTGGCTTAGCATTCTTAGCATCAGTCCAAACGTTCATCTTTTTAAATGCACCAGCACCAGCCACAGTAGATACCATATTAGGTACCTTTACTCCTGCTTGGTTAGCACACCACATAACAAATGAACCACACCAAGGTAGAAAGTTTGCCTTAGTAAAGGCACCATACTTGGTTTCATTATCCTTTGGACCTTCGATAGTTCCAACTTCTTTTTTGGCAACCTCAAGGATTGCAGCAACTGTTCCCTTTTTCATTAGTTATAGTTAGGGTCAATCTTTGCTTGCTTATCTGCAGCCTGACGAGTTTCTACCTCTGTATCAGCAACAGTCTTTGCGCCTTTATCTACAGTTGAAAATGCGGCATTGATTTCATCAAGAGATAATCTGCCATCATCCATAAATGCACGGGCTAACTTTTCTACTACTGCTGCTACTGCTGTAAGACCAGCCACAGTTACTGCTGTCATTGTATCTACACCAGCGATAGCACC